AGGCATGCTTTAAGGCCTTTTCTGCTGTTCCCGCTGCTGTTCCCGTGCTGTTCCCCCTTAAGTATGAGAAAACGGGAACAGCAGACAGAAAACCCCCCTTTGGAAACCCCCCCTGCGAGCTTTTGAAGTGTGCTCGCTTAGGGGTCTTAAGTCGAAACTGTCCCTGCGGGCCGGACGCTTACGCTGGCCCGCTAGTACAGCATCGACTTTTATGTTTGACAAGTGGTTTGATGTTTGGTAATGTCAACTCTGATGGTGCTGGTGGAAACACCTTTGGATTGGTAACTGAGCCAGCACTGTCACAGAGTGGTCTTATGACCAAAGGAGAAATAGAGTTATGGGTTTCTTTTCAAATGCCACGTTCAACGATGGCGCATCACAGTTCGAAGCAGCTGTCGCGGGCTCTTATGTCTGCCGTCTCGCAAACGTCGAGAGCATCGACCGACCATCGTACGATGATCCGAATGTTTTGCTTCCAAACTTCCGCTTCACCTTCGAAACCACTGAGTATGGCGACAGCAACAGCAACGCGTTTCGCTTTGTCAAGTTTACGCGCCAGGGCTATGGTTCCGATAAGGCAGCACTCACAATCCTGCTCGATGGCATGCTCGGACGCCGCTTGACACAAGCAGAGTTTCATAACCTTGACATTGACTCGCTCCTGGCTAAGGAGTGGATGGTCACTGTCGATTCGAAGCTCAACACGCGTGGTTATCAAACCAATGCCATCGTGTCCGTTTCTCCAGTCAGTGCCAAGAAAAAGCTCACGAAGATCGCACAGCCAACGATCAAGACTGATGACATCGAAGACCCCTTCGGTGAAGACGCCAGCGAGTAACCATCTCCCGGTTGCCAACACTCGCTGACGGAACCAGGCACATCATCCGAACGGTGTGCCTGGTCTTTTACTTTGAAGGGGAGAATCAATGTCGAAGAACACAAATATTGAGGAGCGGAAACTCCTCATGGTGCGAATCAAAGATCTGAGAGCTGCTGGTCACAACATACGACGCACAGCTGAGATTATGGATATGTCTGAGAAGACATTGCATCGATGGATCAGGGAAGAAAATCCAGACAGGCCAGTCAAGAAAATGGACCCTTACATCTCGCTCGATGAAAAGACCGCGACCGTGATCAAGTGGGCGGAGCTCATCGCAAGCGGTGAGACACGAAGCAAAGCAGCCGAAGTCGTCGGTTATCCGGTCATGATGATAAATCGATGGATGATGAGCGAACCTTCACTGCGGATTGAGTTCCAAGAATGTATCGGGAAGAAACAAAACAATTGGGGTGGTCGCAAGAGTTTCGAACAAATCCTTGTAGACGTGCGCGCAGGGCGTCCTGTGTGGCGTGATGGCGCTCGGTTCAAGATTCAGCTGGTGGAATCTGCACTCATGCGATACGAGCTCGATGGCGCGAATGTTTGGCGATGCAAAGGCTTCGCGACACTATCAGGTAATGATGTCCTGGCGCGAGATTGGACGGTTATAGAATGAAGTTCTCAGAAGTTGTTCAACACTTGATGCACGGCAAACCGATCACACGCGCATGCTTTGACCACGATGTGTACATCCGATATTCCGATTTGTACGAAGCATTCGTCATGCATACCGGACCTGAGTCGAAGACTCTACAAGGTCTCACACTCGATCCTGAGTCGCTTTTCGCGACTGACTGGATGTGGGGTGACGATCACCCTGTAAAGGATGAGATCACATGGACACGGACCACATCATAAAGACCATCATGGCGAAGCCATGGTCCAACACCTACCTGCTGCTCAAGGCCATCGGAGCGTCCGGCGATCAGGTCGATGAGGCATGGCGCGACTACCGTCGCAAGTACATGCGATCGCAACGGTGGCAGGACATTCGGACGAAGGCACTGGAGCGATCAGGTAGAACATGCGAGCAGTGTGGCCGTCGACAGGACGACGGCTTCAAGCTTGATGTCCATCACATCACCTACATCAGACTCGGTGGTGAGCTAATGGAAGATGTTCAGGTGTTGTGCTACTTATGCCACGGACAGCTGCACTACAGGCGCAGAGTGCGCCAGGATGAGCCAGAATAGAAACATGGCACGTCCAAATATCTACGACGAAGAAACAATCGCACGGGTCGAAGCTGCTTTGATGGCAGGTCAGACACCGACGGTTGTTTCTCGACTTCACGGTTTACCACGAACGACCATCATCACGATTCGTGATCGCATGTCGTCAAGTGTCGGAAAACTACAACCTGTTTCCGACGCGTCGGAAACTGTCACGACTGCGAAGGCACCAGCAGTATCACTTGATGATCTGCTGGCGTCCGTTCTCGAGGACAACCTCAAAGCACTTCAGGTCATCGCCAGGACGACACAAAGCGAGAGGTATGTTAATGGCCAATCAGCCGCACAGATTGCAACTCTCTACGAAAAGATTGCAACTTTCTCGGTTCAACTTCTCTCCGCAGCCAGCGAAGGCCCAAACGAAGACTAGTGCTCAGACAGCTCTCTGTTACCTTGACTACCTGCGAGAGACTCTTCCGCCTGGTTGGTCCTTTACGGCTCGGCATCTCATCGCCATCGCTTCGCACCTTGACGCTGTGGAGCGTGGTGAGATCGACAGACTCGCGATCCACATGCCGCCACGCCATGGCAAAACAGAGACAGTGACCGTGCGATACGGCGCCTATTGCATCGAGCGAGATCCAAGCGCGAACGTCCTGGTCACTGGCTACAATGAGCGCATCGCGAGGCGCTTCAGCCGTAAGTCCAGGCAGATCGTTTCGTCCAGGACAAAGCTCGCGAAGGACAACGCCGCACAGGATGAATGGTCACTGCCGGAGGGCGGAACCTTCATGGCGCGTGGTGTCGGTTCACCTCCGACCGGTGTAGGCTTCAAGCGCATCATCATCGATGACCCGATTCGATCTCGCGAGGATGCTGAGTCCGCGCTGTATCGTGACAAAGCCTGGGACTGGTACACCGACGATCTATACACGCGCCTCGAACCGAAGGGCGCTCTCATCATCGTCTCGACCAGGTGGCATCACGACGACATCACCGCTCGCGCAATCAGTTCGGAACCTCATCGATGGACCGTGCTGAACCTGCCGGCAATCGCGGAGGAGAAGGACCAGATCGGTCGAATGCCTGGCGAAGCTCTCTGGCCTGAACGCTACGACGTCAAGGAACTCGGACGCATCAAAGAGGTGATGGTTGCCAACAGCGGCGACTACGGGTGGAGTGCTTTGTACCAGCAACATCCAACACCTCGCGAGGGAAGTTTCTTCAAGAGCGACCGAATCACCATCGAGCATGCGACACCGAACCTCACGAAGATGTCCCGCGCCTGGGACCTTGCAGCGACAGCTGGAAGTGGTGACTACACTGTCGGTGTCAAAATGGGCCGTGACACGGATGGCCGCATCTGGATTCTTGATGTCGTGCGTGGCCAGTATGACACCGACCAGCGCGATAAAGTTATAAAGCAGACAGCTGCTCTCGATGGACGTGGTATCAGGATCCGACTACCGCAGGACCCGGGCCAGGCTGGCAAGAGTCAAGCGATGCACATGCTCCGACTCCTGCATGGTAGTGCTGTGACAGTCCTGCCGGTGACCGGCTCGAAGGATGTGCGCGCTGAACCGTTCGCGAGTCAGGTCGCTGGCGGAAACGTGTACATGGTTGCAGCTTCGTGGAATCGCGAACTCCTGGACGAAATGCGGACGTTCCCGCTCGGCAAGAATGACGACATAGTCGATGCTTTGACTGACGCGTACGACGAGCTCGTGGGCCGTGGCGGTGGGTGGGGTGCAGTATAACGCATGATAAGGACACAATAGTCACATGGGACTCTTTGATCGCTTCATAGGCAAAGCAACCGCCTCACCGTCTGCGCTGCTTCCGCCGCCGCTGATTCAGCGACAGACCTCCTATTTCACCGGCACAGGTAACGGCGACTTTTGGTCCCTGCTGACACGTAACCTTCCAGGCTCAAGTTTCAACTGGAGAAACCAGGCTGGCGACTTGATGCTGAACAGCATCGTCGCGATCGGCATGGACTGGTACATCAGGAACTGGTCGCAGGGTGTCCCTGTTGTCCGTCGACCGATGCCTGATGGACAGGTCGAGACAGTCGCAGATCACCCGATCTTGCAGCTGCTCGCACAGCCAACACCGAACGTTCCGCCTTCGCTCGTGTGGTCGTGGATTCTCCCTGACTACCAGCTGCTCGGAAACGCCTATTTCCGGAAGGTGCGCGTGTCTGGTCGTGTCGTTGGTTTGCAATATCTAGCGGCTGACATGATGAGACCTGTCGGCAATAAGATCAATCCGCTCATCAAGTACCAGTACACCGTCGATGGCACGTCATACGACATCGCGCTCGAGGACCTCATTCACATCCGCTATGGTCGAGATCCGCAAGACTCTCGCTTCGGGCGCTCTCCTGTCACGTCTGTGCTTCGTGAGATCGCCACCGACAACGTGGCCGCATCAGCTGCATTCGGCATGGTTCGCAACGGTGGCATGCCAAGCATCATGGTCGGACCAGACTACAAGGGCGGTGTCGAAGACCTCAGCGAAGACGATGCACGTCAGACGAAACGGAAACTACAGCAGGACTTCACAGGCGATAACGCTGGTTCCGTCCTGGTGATGACTGGACCGTTCAAGGTCGAGCAGGTATCACACAAACCAAGTGAGATGGCGTTCGATGAGATTCGCCGCAAACCCGAGGAGCGCGTGTGTGCAGCTCTCGGTCTCAATCCGCTGGTCC